CCCACATACAGATGGTATAGCCGCACAATGTTCTAGTAGTATTCAAAATAGATTATTACCCACAGCATCAACTTCGTTATCTACTTATGCTACTAATAAGGAAACTACACCTTCGTTTAAAGTTAAAATTTATGATTCATTACAAACAACTACATCTACAAATAGAAAGGCTACGTACTCTACATCATCAGATACCCCTGATAGCAATATTGGTTTAGATATAGAAAATAGAGATTATTTTATTCTATTGAATCCTGATATATATGACCATACTGCAAGGGAAGATACTGTTAGACCACATTTTGCTAAGATTACTAGAATAGTTTCTTTTGATGAGTTTGGTGACGGGGTTGAGTTTGAGCCTAAATATACAGGTGTTATACCTAAAGGAACTAATTTTGAAATATACAAAGGAGCATTAAAAAGTGAAGATGATATAGTTGCAGTTAGTTATGGTCTTAGAGGTGATACTGATGCTGATACAGATAAATATGATAAGATAAGTATAGTTAATACTCCTACATTTTATTTCTACAATGATAGATTAGAAACAAAGAATCAATTAGATTATAATGAAAAATATACATTAACTTCTGTTAGGTATTGGGGTTCTCAGTCTGTTACTATACTTTCTACTGAGGGTGGTAATTTATCTCAATATGAGCGAGGTTCAGCATCAAAATATTTTACACTTAACGCCACAGGTTACGGCCAAGTAGTAGAGGGTGTTTCATTATTTAATGGTTCTACTTACATTGGAAATGTTGAAAATAAGAGTTTTGTGGGGGGCAGTTCTTATAGAATTTATTTAGATTATGCAAGAGCAAATCTTGGCACTATTTCATCAGTAACAATAGGTACAACTATACAGAATGTAGTATTCAAAACAGAAAGAAAATATGATAACACTATACAAAACTTAGGTAGAGACAAATTGGATGCTGTATTGATTGATAATAATATGGTTGCAGATGAGGCTGATAGTAGTATAGACCCTATATTTTGGTATGAAATATTTCCTAAAATGAAAAGACATACTGAAGATAGTAGTAGTGTAACTGCTAATACTATTGATGGTAAAATGAATGGCCCTGCTAAATATATTACATGGGAAAATGCAACATTAAAGAATGATAAAATACCAGTTACGTTAGATACTTTAGTGAATAGTCCTCAAAATAGAATGACCAAATTGGCTAGGGTTACTGCTTTAGATAATTCAGGACTACAACACTTGAAGTATAAAGAAAATGATAAGATGGTTGTTAGAAATGGCTTACATACTAAAACAATGAATATGGTATTATTACCTCATAAAGTAACTACTTCTTCTACTAAGTTAGCATTTAATAATAAATCTACTCAAGATGTTTCAGTAGGTTGGAACTATGATTATACTGCTATTTTAGGTGCTAATTCTATTATCTTAATAGGTGATTATTATTATAGAGTCAATTCAGTAGATGCTAAAGCAGATGATACCGACCAAACATTTAGTGTATCACATAAAAAATTGACTACTGCATCAACATGGACGGCTGATACTACACCTCCCACTGTTACTTCTGCTGATATTTATGTATCACATTATAGTAATTCTAAGTTTAATTTAGATTTTGCAGCCGATACTGAAATAAGAACAGCACAAAATAATAGAATTACATTAGATAATCATACCATAGACATAGCAGCAACTAAATTATATAATTCTAGGATAACTGTTAACGGGTTTACAGGACATGAAATAAAGGTAGAGTATGGAGATAAGAACTTAAAATACGTAAAGATACAAGATGCCAATAAACAGTATTATCAAAAAAATGCTATTTCTAGAATGTTTTATTATCAAGGTGGATTTACACTACATGAAGAAATATTTAGTGGTACAGTAGAAGAAATTACATCTAAAAATGAAATGGGTAGAATGGAATATACTATTGTTGGTAGAGATGATTTATCTAATTTATTAAATAATACCATAGATAAAAATTTAAACTTTACAGATGATATTGTATATTCAAGTTTAGTTCCTTCATTAGATATGGGAACATCTTTTACTACTACTGCTTCTTCTGCGGTTGGTACTAATACTGTCAGTCTTTCAGGAGTCCACTCTTTTACGGCTTATACATTATTCTTCGACTCCTCATATAATTTAATTGGAGAATATCATAGTCGAACAACAGTAGGTTCAAACACTCTCTTAACACTAAAAGGATATATTACAACTGCTATTGGAAACGGTGCAACAATATACAAGCATAATCCAGTAGATAATACATCTAGATATATTGTAGGTGCTAAAGCAATATCTTCTATTTCTACTGAATCTTCAAGGTCAACTGATTTTTCTAATGTTTCTGAAAAGGGATTAATTTTTAATGATGGTATGAATTATACATATGCATCTAACACTCTTAGTTATTCAGATTTAAAATTAACATCTAGTGATGGTGACTATTTGAAAAATAATTCATTAGGTTACTCTATCATTGCACCAAAAGGTATTGAGAATACTAATACTAATAACAGAGATTTTATGGTTAAGTTAGCACATGAATTAGAAGATGATAATACTAGCGTAGCAAAAGATATATCTTCTAGTTTATACATGCATGTTGTTAATGTAAATGAAATAAAAAATAATTCTAATGTAGTATCTGTTGCTCCTAATTTTCCAGTAGCAATAGGGGTGTCTGATACAAATTCACAAGATACTAGATTTTCTCCTAATGGTAGTTCTACTAATACACCTAGTTTATATTTTGTTAATTCTAATATACCGTTAGGTGGTTATATCCACAGACTACAAAATAGATTTACTCAACAGTTTACTCCTTTAGAAACTTATAGATTTATAGACATGCAAAGATTTGAAGCAGGTAGTATAATACCTAGAAGTTACAGTGCCATTACATTAACCCCTGAGTTTGAATTATACAAAAATGGAAATAGACCTCATAAAATAACAGGCTATACTCATGGCTCAAAGGTTTTAGGTAACGGAAATGCCGCACTTTCTAGCCCGATTAAAGACACTACATGGTGGCTAGACCCCCTAAGTAGGGACAACTTAACTGAAGATAGGGTCAATTTTGAGGATGATTTGAATGAAGCAGACTTAAATAAATTATTAAATCATGATTATAGAGCAAGAGCATTTAAGTTATTTGCTACTGGTGATTTGTATCCTGATTCCTTCTTAAGATTTAATAATTTAGCATTTGCTAGTAACACAAATAATTTATCTAATTTTGGATTAATGTTTGAAGCAAGTGGTAAAAAGGGTAGTGAAATAAATCACAGTTGGTCAGGTAAAACAAAGGCAACGGTAAAGAATGATGATGATTATGAAATTAGTGAAATTAGTTCTGCCACTATAACAAACCCTACACAAATGAAAAGATGGGGAATAATAAGATTAGTAGAAGCAACATTTGATTGGCATTTTAATTCTGTTGACTTTGAAGCACTAAAAGATAGAGCAGAATTACCTAGAGTTGAAATTGGTGATTATGTTAAATACACCGATGATGGTACAGATGCTACTGGTGTGACTTTTGATTTGTACTCTCAAGAAGGTGACAAGTTAAATGCTCTAATTGATAATGGGACTAATGGTATTAATATGACACAAGTTCATTTATTATCTCCTAATATTAATGAAACATATTTAAGATATGGGTTATTGAATGGTAATAGTGTTGATTATGACCCACCTAATATTTTTCTACCTATTGTTAGTGAAATGACAAGTGAAGTAATATCAAGTAATACAATATTTAACAATTCAGCATTCCATGTTGAAGGATACACAGGTGCATCATTAAGTACTGTCAGAAGCCATTATTCTAAAGTTTTGGCTATCCTTTGTAAACCAAACTTTGATAATCACAGTAGTGTAAGTGCTAGTAATTTAAAGCCGTTTGATATGCAGTTTCCTACAAATGATATTTATGAAAATTGTATAGGGTTATTTAAAAATATGAAATCAGGTAAAAAGGATAGTGATACCTTATTATCATTAACTAGTAGCCCTTTGACTACAAATTCATATGGAAGCCTTGCTTCAACTGCAAATAGTAGAATGTTACTAGACCAACCTACTGCTAATATAATACATTCTCAAAATGCTATAAATAGTGCTGATACTGATTTAGCATTTATTGCTACTAAATCTATTAGTTACCCATTTGATAATAGGGAAGGTTATGCACAAGATACAACTAGACATGTTCACCATGCTAACCATAGTTCGGGAACTCAAACAGGAGAATTGTATTCGGCTCAAATGGTAGTAAAGCCTCAGTTTTATTTTAGTGGAAATGTAAATAGAAATGTTGCTAAAGATTATACAATGGATACTTCTTCTACACACCATTGGTTGAACTTTGTACCTAATTTAGAAGGTTATTATATAGTCTCTAATAAAATAAGTAATGGTACTAATAATACTGCATATCTACCAACTAAACAAAATGGTGTAACAACTTATTCTGCTAAAGGTGTACCTAAATGTATAGCAAAGATAATATCTCATACTATAACAACAAGTAGTAACATTAAGACACATAGTTTAAAGTTTGATGTTGATATTAATACTACAACTCATGGTAATTATTTTAGATTGATGAGAATATCTGATACAACATTTGAAAATACTCCTAATTATATTGAACTGAACATGATGCATGATTCAGGATTAGAATATAATACTGTTCCTGAAAACTTTAGAACAGGTGAAATTACTTCTAAAAATGAATATAGTGAAGGGTTATATTCTATGTATATGTTATTAAATATAGATAATTTGGTTACAACAGATACAAATAATTACTTAGAAAAAAGAGTTATTTCTACTTCTGCAAATATAATGCCTGTTAGTGATGGTGAAGAAATAGACTGTTATATTACTGACGGTATCAACTCTCAACGTAAATCCTTAACAGTTACATTATCTGATGAAACTGCTACACTTGCACCTGTTTTCAAAATGGAATATAATGGTAAACTCAATGGTAATGGTTGTGTTTCTTTTGGTGAAATATTTGATATCACTATACCTAAAGAATTGAAAATAAAACCTACTAATTGTTATATTGGAACTACCTTTAGTGTGGGTTCTTTAGTAGATAATGAAATAGAAAACATAGCAAAGGACTCAGGTTTAGACATAGATGTACATGGGTCACGGAAAAAATATACAGGGTTAATAGTAAGCAGTGTTACGGGTAATGTGATAACTTTACTGAATAATCCAATTGGATTGTATGATGGTTTTGATACACCTTCTTTGTATAATCAAGAAGGTTATTTAATTGGAAAAGTAACTGCTAAAACTACAAGTAGTCCATTTACTGTTACAATAGGTAGTGGGATAATTTTCACTCCGTCTCAATATGATGAATTAACAACCGTAAGCAAAAAGGTATATGTTTCTAATGCTAATTTCAAAGATGTAGATGCATTTTCTGCTATAAATTATTTAGCAGTAAAGAAAGATTTGACATATAAATTAAAAAATAAAGTCTTAACATTTAAAGATATAAATGATAGTTATGGTTTAAGAAAGTATAATATTGATTATAAAGGAAACAATAGATTAATATCAGTTGATAGCAATAAATCATTATTCGATAAAGCAAATAAAATTATAGTTTTAGGTGATGGGGTTAAATCAGAAATAGAAATACCTACAAAGAATAATGCTAGAACAATAAGGCATTTAGACCCATCAATAAAAAGTTTATCAGATGCCAAAATAAAGGCGAATCAATTATTGCGTACACATACTTCAGATAATAGAAAAATAACATTATCTTTACAAAAAGAAGGTTTAGAATTGTTAGAAACAGGAGATAAAATAAGTTTAGAATTTCCTAATCACGATATACCCAAAGATGACTATACTGTTTTTGAAATTGAAAATACTTTATCGGGAGTTTCTAAGATTACAGTAGGGTCATTCAATAAAACAACAGCAGAAAGATTATCTGAAATACAAATAGCACAATCAAATACTGGTTTTTCTATATTTAATAGAAATGTTACTAGTTCATCGGTGGGTCTAGCATTATTTGATAATATAGATATCAATAACAATCTTATTAAATACGAGATTAAGACAACAAGTGCAGGTACTCCCGCAACTATGGGATTCGGTTTAGTATTAGGTTTTGGTACTGAAATGGGAT